TTGCAGATGTTTATCGAATATCATCATCGGCTCCAACAACAAGTCTAAATCAAGGAGATTTATATTTTGACACTACTGCTAATGAGTTAAAAGTTTATAAAAGCTCTGGGTGGGCTGCAGCTGGTTCTACAGTTAATGGAACTGCAGATAGATTTGAATACACAGCTACAGCTGGTCAAACTACTTTTTCTGGAGCAGATAATAATTCAGCTGTCTTAGCATACGATAGCGGGTTCTGTGATATTTATTTAAACGGAGTAAAATTAGCAAATGCAGATTTTACTGCAACATCGGGAAATAGCGTTATACTAGCATCTCCAGCAGCTGTTAATGATATTTTGATGGTGGTAGCCTACGGAACCTTTCAATTAGCTAACATATCAATAAATGATTTAACAGATACTCCATCTGCAATTGGATCGGCTGGTCAAGCCTTAGTTGTTAATGGAGCTGGAAACGCTCTAACTTACGCTAATTCTAGCTCAGCTGAGGTATATGTATTTAAAACAGTTAATAATAATTTGAATATAATAACGACAAATGGAGGAGCTGATAATATTAGCAATGCCGATTATGCTGCAGCAGATGATGTAATTTTTGCTGCTACTGGCTTTACTTTTAGCATCAACTCAGATGGAAATCTTATTGCAACAGTTTAATTTGTTCACAATAAGTTTTCTATAAATAATTAAACAAATAACTTATAGGATTATCATGGCTACAGTAGATTTAGGCAAAATTAAAATGGTATTTCGTGGTGCGTATAATAACGCAACCGCGTACACTCCAGATGATGTTGTGACTAGCGGAGGCACAAGTTATATCTGTATCTTAGCATCAACTGGCAATGCTGTCACTAACACGACTTATTGGAATGTATTAGCTCAAGGCGGTACAGACTTGTCAACAATTTTAACTACACAAGGCGATACTGTTGTTAGAGGAGCGTCTGGTTTAGAAAGACTAGCAATTGGTCAAGCGGGAGAAGCACTTAAAGTTAATTCGAGTGCAAATGGTTTTGAGTTTGGTTCAGCAGGAAAAAACATAGTTGCAAAAGCATTTTATAATTCTTCTGCTCTTGGTTCTTCGACAGATCTTGTAAATTTAAATATTACTGCCGCATCAGCAAATCCAACTCTTCATGTAATGGGTGTTTTTGCTATAGGTACAAGATCAACAGGAAATCTTGATGATGAAAATATCCATATGGATATGAAATATTCAACAGATGGTGGTTCAAGTTATACGACTGCACAAGCAGATGTTTATAAATGTGACGTATATGCACCTGGTCAAGATGATACTCACAACAACGCTTATGATACACACCTTAGACAAGCGTGTCAAAATTTTCAAGTCACTTGTTCGGCAGGAACAGTTATTAATGTGGTTGTAAGATTAGATTATAGTCACGTTAATAATAGTAGAACAATTTACATTAATAGAAATGAAAATGGTTCTTCTGGCAGACAAGGTTCACATTTAATAATTTACGAACAATAGGAGAAATAAAAATGACATTAGTAGCTAGACCAAATATTGCAGAAGCGATAAAAGAGTTAGATAGTTCTAATTTTATTATAAGCAATGATGATCCAACTAACGAAACAGAGTTTGCTGAAAGAGTTGTTTTTTATACAGATGGAACTTCAGAAACTACAAAACCACATCCGATAACTTGGAGTGCAGTTGAAGCTAAGTATAATGAAATGATGGCAGCTTATAATAATAATGATTATGCAAGACAAAGAGCAAAATCTTATGACACAGTAAAAAATCAACTCGATAAATTATTTCACGATATTGATGAGGGAAAACTAGATAAAACTGGTTCTTTTTATAGTGCAATTAAAGAAGTCAAAGACGCAAACCCTAAATAATTTATTTGATTATACTGAAAATTGGTATCAACAATATTTTACAAAAATTAAAAAACCAAAAATAAAAATAGATAATAACCAAATAGATAAAGGAATACCAAATAAAGATATTCCTAAAGTTGGAAATAATGATGGTTGGTATTCTTTTGATGGTTATAAAATTTTTATTAATAAAGTAAAATTATTTTTGGAAGATAGGTTTAATACAAAAATTATACCTAATTTTAATTTAGTTTATTATCCTAAAAATGGATATATGAACTGGCACACTAATTCAGATGATCCTTGTACTAGAATTTATTTAGTAAGAGCAGAAGAAAACCCATTAAGTGAAATGAGGTTTGAGGATAGAGTTATTAAAGATGACCCATTGTGGTCTTTTAATGTTTTTAAAATAGAAGATAAAACTTGGCATTGTGTAAATGCCTTAACATCAAGATTAAGTTTAGGTTTTCATTATCAAGGAAACCTTAATGTAGAACAAATAGGAGAAAAACTAAGATGACTAAAGCTCGAGATATTGCTGACTTTAAGTTTGAGAACATAACTGACACGGGTACTGAGGGAACGAAAGTAGCTGCAGGAACTACTGCTCAACGAGGCAGCACAACTGGTCAATGGCGATTTAATTCTACAACTGGATTTTTTGAGGGTAGAGATGGGTCTGGTAATTTTCTTACACTTGAACCTACACCAGTTGTTTCATCTGTTGATGTCACAGAAGTTGCTAGTGATGCAGGAGGAAATGAAACTTTTGTAATTACTGGTAATAATTTTTCTTCTGGTGGCTCAGTTTCATTTATTGGTTCCTCAGCTAATTTCAACGCAACAACAACGACTTTCAATAATGCAACACAAGTCACAGCAGTTGCGCCAAAAGCAAGTTTCTTAAATGCACAAGAGCCATATAAAATAAGATTTACAACAGCGAGTGGTGTAGCAGGAACCTCGGCAACTGGAGTAATCAATGTTGATAACGCGCCTAGTTTTTCGACAGCTAGTGGATCAGTTGGAACTTTAACAAATGGCGACAGAGCGGGATCAAACTTAACAACTATTGCTGCAACGGATCCAGATGGAGACAGCGTATCTTTAGCTGTGCAATCTGGTTCTTTGCCTACTGGACTTACTTTTAATTCCAATGGCACATTTTCTGGAACTGCAAACGCAGAAACATCAAACACAACATACAACTTCACGATCAGAGCGACAGCAGGAGGTAAAACCACAGACAGAGCATTCACAATTACAGTAAATGCGCCTGCATATTATGCCTTTACTTCTGTTGGAACTTCAACATGGAATGTTCCTGCCTCTATTCAAGGCGCATCAGCAAGAATATTAGTTGTTGCTGGAGGAGGAGCTGGAGGTAGAGCTGGCGGTGGAGGTGCTGGTGGTGTTTTAGAACACACTTCATTTACACTAGGAACATCACACTCTGTCACTGTCGGTGGAGGTGGAACTGGCTGGACATCAGATAGTAATAACTCTTCTTCGCAAAAAGGAGGAGACAGTTTTTTTGGTTCACTTCAAGCTATGGGTGGAGGTGGAGGAGGATATTCTCAATCCAATGGTTTCTCTGGTGGTTCTGGTGGTGGACACGGATTTAATGGTACATTAAGCGGAGGTGCTTCAACACAAACCTCAAACAATGGCGGAACTGGTTATGGAAACGCGGGTGCTACTGGCTCATCTGGATCAGCTAACGCTGGCGGTGGTGGAGGAGGTGCAGGAGCAGTGGGAAATTCTGCGTCTTCATGGACAGGCGGAGCAGGGAGATTATTTTCTGAATTTACTAACTACGGAACCAACTCATCTAATGGCACATCTGGAACGAGAGGGTACTTTGCAGGCGGTGGCGGTGGCGATGGTCATGGCTCTACTAGATTTGCAGGAGGTGTCGGAGGTGGTGCGGCAGGCGCAGGCAGAAATACTGGTAGCAACTGTATAGGATTAGCTAATACTGGAGGTGGAGGCGGTGCAGGTCACTATGGCAATGGCTCCTCAACTAATTTGAATGGCGGTTCTGGTATTGTAATTGTAAAAGTTTAATGAAAGTGCTGCTGACTATGATTATGTGCAGCGGCTTACAAGGAATGTGTTTAACTCCACATCCTCTCTCTTACCATGACACTATGTATGATTGTTTAATGAGTGGTTATGAAGAGGCATCCAAAAAACAAATTGAAGTAGGTAGAGAAGAAACAAAGAAACATGAAATCTTTGTAAAGTTTTCTTGTACCTGGGAGAGAGTAAATGAAATCTAAAAGAAGATCTACTAAGTCTAATGTTGAAGACGCAAATGGTATAAGAATTTCTTACCATGAAAAAGTGTGCGCTGAAAGAATGAAGACTTTATTTAAAGCAATAGACGAAATGAAATCAGATATTAAAAGTTTGAAAGAAGATATGAATAGAGGAAAAGGAGCAGCAGCTATTATAATTTTAATTGGAGGTTTAATTGGCTCGATCTTCTACTTCTTTCAGAAATAGAAAAACCCGAGCTGTAGGTTTATCTAACGAATTATTAGCAGCTGCAGAGTTTGCTAAAGATCCAGACTTGATTGTGTTTGTACCAGTTGGCGGTACTGGTCCCATAGATATTTTAACTTTGAACACTAAGACAAAGGAGATCAATACTTATGATGTCAAGACACAAAACTTTCGTAGTAATGGTTGGAAGATTGCACGAGGTAGAACCGCTGAACAAAAGAGACTAGGTGTTAAAATACTTAATTTTGACCCGAAAAACATATAGGATTTTATGGAAGACATTAAAGAAAGAATTAAGCAACACGAGGGGTTTAGGCGTTCTATCTATTCCGATAGCCTGGGTTTTGCTACAATTGGTTATGGTCATTTGGTATTACCTACCGATAACTTTGTTGAGGGTGTG